CTGGCATTATAAATGAGGAGGATGAAGATGACACACATGAAAACCAAGAGCTTCGCAATCTCCCCAGCACTCCAGACCCCCAAGGGACTGAAGATACTCCCTAATAACAGATTGCCATCACCGTATAAAGGGATTACACAATCACATGGAATAAACAAACACATTCCACCCTCCCGAAACTTTTTCTACAAAATTTTTAGTGGCACCGCCACTCTTGAGAGTGGGATTGCTGAGCTTCATAAGGATGGTAATGATTATATAATCTCCAGGGAGTTTGCTTTTACGTGTTGTGTAGATAATTGTGAAAAAACCTCTATAAACAACATCCCCCAAGAACTTACATCAGATACGATTTATGTGGTTAGATCTTACATTCCAGAGTGCTACATTCATACATTGGCTTCACCCAATTCTGTATTGTGTTCTATAGAACCCTTCTGCCCAACTCCTATTGAGGTTGAATCACATTCGGTACTTGCCCGTGTAAATGATTCTGACCTGGATTCTGTCTCTATAAAGGACTTGGGCAAAGAACTGACCCCTTTTGTTCTTGACGGGGTTAATGCTACCACCTCGCCGTTTATTATGATGACCGACCAAGTTGAGTTAATGGGAGTAAATTCACGAATTGCCTGTAATACGTTGTGGTTAAAAACCGGTCCTAAGCCAAAACGTCGCAGTGCTGGGATGTTACATTATAATGAAACCGATAAGGTAATGGAATATTTTGATGGTACTGGTTGGCGTACTCTTGTGTGGCAGAGTAGTAAATGAACGAAAAAGTTATTAACACCATTACCAAAGTTGTGAACCGTATAGCCCCGGGGTATACCTTTTATGGTTATACTGTTAATGACATTAAGCAAGAGTCTTTTATTATATGTATGGATGCTTTGGACCGTTGGGATGAGAAAAGGTCTCTTGAAAACTTTCTTGCTGTACATCTTTCTAATAGACTTAAAAACTTTGTAAGAGACAACCATTTTACTTCAACTAATGATAATGCCCGGATTAACATTACACAACCCGCACAACTTGACGATGAATATACCATAGAGGGCGGGTGTTCCAGTTCATGTAATAATCTTCACGATGCCGATATGATTGATATTATTAATCGGGAATTGTCGGCAGTTTACCGCATGGACTATCTTAAAATGTTACACGACGTTTATGTGCCAAAGCCCCGCCGTGAAGAAATTAAGGGGGTCATCCTGGATATATTAGAGGAACACGGTTATGAGGGGGATTAAATAATGAAAAAGGGACGTATTTCAAAAAAAGAGGAAGAGTTTATAGAGAACAACCTGGAGTCTATGAGCTACAGACAATTAGCTAAAGCATTGGATAGAGACCCCGACAGTGTAGAACAATTCATCAAACGAAAATTCAAAATCGGACTGTCTAATGAAGAAGAGGCTCAATACGAACTTGAAGATCGCCCCTACTGGCAAAATTTAAAGGAACAGTTTACTAACGAAGAACTCGTTCTTTTTAAATATCACTGGGGCAGGATAATCTCCCAGTTTAAGGATGACGTGATTCCCACGGAGGAAGTACAAGTTATTGATCTTATAAAGCTTGACTTACTTATGAACCGTTCTTTAAAATCTAATAAGGACAATCTGGAACAAGTACGTATTTTAGAGGGTCTTATAGAAGAGGAACGAAGTAATACGGTCGAGTTACAGGATAGAGATCACATTTTTAACTTAGAAAGACAGGCGGCTTCTCTAAAGGCATCCACGGAGGCTCTTGGTAGAGATTACCGGGATTTGCAGGATAAGAAAAATAAGATGTTGAAAGAGATGAAGGCAACCAGAGAACAGCGGGTTAAGAGGTTCGAGGATAGCAAACAAAGCTTTACGGGCTGGATCTCTTATCTAATGGGTAATCCCGAGGAGATACGTAAATACGGGGTTGAAATGGAAAAGATGAGAATTGCTATGGAAAACGAGAAGGTGCGATTAAGCCAATTTCACAAATATGAAGACGGTATGATTGACCGCCCCTTTTTGTCACCGGAAATTATTATGGGAGAGCGTAATGATATCTGAAAACCTAAAATCCATCTTCGTACACAATCCCAAAACGGCCGGGGCTTCTATGAAGAACGTTCTTTTTAAAATGTCGGACGATTGGAAGTTTGATGACTGGCATTATAATATAGAAACCCTTAGCAGAAAATGTAAGGGCGACTGGCGTGATTATTTCTCATTTGCATTCTGTAGAAACCCGTATAGTAGATTCGTGTCGGGATTTATTCATAACTTGAATAGACTACAAAACCCAGGGGATTATCACTGGAACCAATACCCTTATTCTTATAAAGTTTTGTGTTCATGGCTTGATGGCACAGACCTTACGATATGTTTTAAGAAATTTGTTAATAGTACAGATTTTGATATGATTTTTAACAAAGGATGGCCAATTCATATACAGCCGCAGCATAATTTTCTTAAGAGTATAGATAAGGATTTTAGTATAGACTATATTGGGCGTTTTGAAGATATCAATACGCAACACTGCGATTTTTATAAGATGATGGATATCTTTGGTGTAGAGAATTATCGTTTGCTACGTCTACATTCTAATCACGTAGATTATCAAGAGTTTTATGATGTAGATACTATGGATAGGGTTTACCATAAGTATAGGTTGGATTTCGAAAGTTTTGGATATGATAGGAATTTATTATAAACGTTCTACCGTTCATATCTTGTAAATGTATAACTTATGGCAGAGTGGACACTTTAGTTGAGTCTATTTATAGTTTTCTAATACAAGATTACCCAGAAGATAAATGTGAACTAATAATTGTTAACGATTATCCATTTCAAACTTTAATATTTGACCATCCTCAAATTAAGATTTACAATTTAAAGGAAACATTTTCTACCATAGGGGAAAAAGAAAATTATGCAATTGAAAGGTGTAAGGGTCCACTAATAGCGGTGTGGGATGATGATGATGTGGCTTTATCTAATCATTTAAACAATATAGCAAAATACTGGGAGAATGGCACAAATATTATTCACTGGTCTAAAGGTGTTTATTACAATGAACCAAACATAACGGCTTTAGCGAGCTTGGGAAATTCAGGTATAGTATACAGTAAACGGGCTTGGGAAATAATTGGAAAAAGTCCCATATTAAACGCTGGTGGAGATATGGTATTAGTTAATAAGATACACGCTTTAGATCGTAATAAAATTGTAAGTGCATCACCAGAAGATAAAGATGTAAGTTGGTTCTATATGTGGGGAGGTAGGGGTTATCACCAATCGGGTCTGGGCGAAGACGGTAAAGTTCCAGGTAGACCAAATATTATAGAAAGACATTCTGAACATATTGAGGACTTAAGACGTATAGGTAAAATACCCACGGGAGATGTGCAATTAGTTCCTAAATGGAATAAAGATTACGATTTAATGCTGAAAGATTATATTAGGAAAGAGGAAATATGAAACACGCAATTATTTGGGGTGGAACGGGTCAGGACGGGAGTCACCTTGCCGATTTGTTACTAGAGAAGGATTACGGTGTTTATGCTGTATGTAGACGGTCAAGCATTGATAATACCGGGAGGTTAAAACACCTTATTGATGAACCAAATTTTGAAATTATACAGGGGGACATTACCGATTCATTTAGTGTTATGAATATCTTAAAAAGTGTACCTCATGTCGATGAGATTTACAACCTTGCTGCACAATCTCACGTAGGTTTATCTTTCACACAACCGGGAACAACATGGGATATAACGGGTAAAGGGTGTCTTAATGTTTTACAATCTATTATAGACCTTGGGATTAATCCTAGGTTTTATCAGGCTAGCTCTAGTGAGATGTTTGGTAAGTCTTTTGACATTGTAAAATCTTATAACGATGTAAGAACCAATAGCGGTGTAAAGTTTCAAAACGAAGATACTAAATTCCTTCCACAATCGCCGTATGCAATAGCCAAGTGTGCAGCCCACTATATGACCCGCCTGTACAGAGAGGCTTACGGACTTCACGCTAGTTCGGGTATTCTTTTTAATCACGAGGGACCGCGTAGGGGTGAAAACTTTGTTACCAGAAAGATCACTAAGTGGATTGGAGAATACGTCAGGTGGAGATTAAAGAATTCACAATACCCGATCTGTTTTTCTGAAGATGATATTGTTGTAAATGAGAACTTTGGCATTACTTGTAACGAGAATTGTAAAAAGAGGTTTCCTAAGTTGAGACTGGGTAATTTAGATGCTTCACGGGACTGGGGCTTTGCTGGTGACTATGTAGAGGCTATGTGGATGATGCTACAAGAGGAAGAACCCGACGATTACGTTATATGCACGGGGGAAACACACACTATACGGGAATTTCTTGATATTGCGTTTAATCATGTTGACATTGATGACTGGTCTAATCACGTGGTAGTAGACCCTGAGTTTTACAGACCTGCCGAGGTAGATTATTTAAAAGGGGATTGTTCAAAAGCAAGAGATCGGTTGGGTTGGACTCCTAAAGTTTCATTCCGGAAGTTAGTTACTACAATGGTAGGTTATGATTGTGAAAATCTATAAAGTTTATATGTGTCTACGGTTAGTTATCGGTAGACTACAAAGATATAATCTTTATGAATACAACAGTAATAATCCTATTATTTTTGTTAAGGCTGACAACCCGGATGAAGCTTGCCACAAGGCATACCTTGGATTATCCTCATTAATTATAAAAGGTAGTAGAAAGAATAAAAAGACGTTAGAGTTTATAAGAGAGATTTTAGATGATGTCAGGGTTTTAACCGCAAGGGTAGCCGATGAGACGCAACTATGACGACGAGGTATATAAGGAGTGGAGGAGGCGTGTTCGCAAGAGAGATGGTAACATGTGTCAAATGCCACAATGTGGTTATAAGAAATATTTACAGGTACATCATATTAGAAAGTGGTCAAACGCACCGAGTTTAAGATATGACGTTGATAATGGTATTACTTTATGTAAAAACTGTCATAACAGGGTTAATAAATGTGAAGCACTATATCAGGGGTTATTTATGGATATAGTAAGATGGAAGAGTGACAAACGTGGCTAGAAAAGATCAAAAATATACGGTCATAAGAGACACAAGAGAACAACAGGGGTATACGTTTAATAAGTTTGAGCGTTGCCAAGGGATGGTTACAAGAAAACTTGATACGGGAGATTATTCTATCCTAGGACTAGAGGATAAGATATGTGTTGAGAGAAAAGGGTCTATAGAGGAATTAGCACTTAACCTTGGGAAGAATAGAGATACCTTCCTTAGGGAGGTAAAACGTATGAAGGGGTTTCCACATCGGTTTATTGTCTTAGAATTTTCTCTACAGGAATTAATGGATTTTCCTAATCAAAGCAGGATACCGGCACGTCTAAAGGAGTCCGTAAAGATTACCGGTAAGTTTATTCTTAAGTCGTTAATGGAGATTCAACTTAATAATGATGTACACATAGTTTTTTGTGATAACAAAGTTAATGCCTTTTTATATATAAATAGTTTATTTAAAAGGTTAATCGAAAAATATACCATTAAGGAGACAACTTGATGGAGAATGTAGTGGAAATGATTAGTGATATACATAATTATTCTATAAATGTTCACTCAAGGGAAATATACCTACACAGTCAAATGACACACAACGACGGAGAAGACCCCGGGGTTGATTATAGAATGGCTTCTACACTTATTAAAAACGTTTCCATTTTAGATTCTTTAAGCAATAAATCTATTGTTATACACATGGTTAGTATCGGTGGTGAGGTAAATAGTGGTATGGCTATTTATGACTGTATTAGTGCAGCACGGTCTCACGTAACTATTATCTCGTATGCACAAGCAGAGTCTATGAGTGGCATTATATTGCAGGCAGCAGATAGCCGTGTATTAAGTCCTAATTGTTATTTCATGGCACACTTCGGCTCCACAGAGTACTCTGGTAACTATCTTGATGCACAAGCTTCTGCCAAAATGGAAAAGTCTATGTGTAATACAATGTTAGATATATACTCCGAAGGCTTAATTAACTCGGAGTTTTTTAAGACTAGTTATCCCAAAAACTCAACACCCGAAAAGGCCCGTAGTTATTTATTAAGAAAACTAAAAGGGGGCGATTGGTATTTAAATCCAAGTGATGCCATCTACTATGGATTCGCTGATAGCATACTGGGGGATCAGAGTGTCAAATAAAGAACTAAAGAGAATAGATGATGCTTGGTTAAATATTAATGTATCCGAAGATGATATATTTAATCCCATGTCCATATTGTCACACAGGGATGATGATTTTCACCTGAGGTTAACATGGTTAATGACCCGCCCTGAATACTTTTCCTTTTTATGTAAATATATATTAAATATTAAAATCCTTCCCTCACAGGCTTTAATGCTGTGTGAGATGTGGAACCGTAAGTTTCCTATGTTAATAGCAAGTCGTGGGTTTGGTAAATCTTTTGTCTTATCTGTTTATTCTATTTTACGTGCTTTATTAATTCCTGGGCGAAAAGTTGTTATTGTTGGGGCAGCGTTTCGTCAATCGAAAATTCTCTTTGAGTATATGGAAACTATATGGAGAAACTCACCTATCCTTAGAGATATGTGTGATAGTAATAGCAGTCCTCGTAAGGAAATTGACCGCTGTGTAATGAGGATTAACGAAAGTAGGATAACAGCACTACCTCTCGGTGACGGACAGAAGATTCGTGGACAGAGAGCTAATGATATTATCAGCGATGAATTTGCTTCTATACCTCGTGATATCTTTGAAACGGTCGTTGCTGGTTTCGGCGTTGTTGCTGCAGACCCTATTGAAAATGTTAGAAAGATAGCAGCAAAAAAGAAAGCAGAAGAATTAGGTATTGAGCTTAATAAAGAAGATGTAGCTATGATTAATAATGATAACCAAATCATATTATCTGGTACGGCTTATTATGATTTTAATCACTTTGCTGCATATTGGAAGAAGTGGCGTGCAATAATTAATAGTGGTGGGGAAAGAAATAAACTTAGAGAAGTGTTTAACGGCGAAGATCCACCAAAGGAATTTGACTGGACACAATATTCGGTTATTAGGATGCCATACGAGTTGTTACCTGAGGGTTTCATGGATGCGTCTCAGGTTGCTCGATCCAAAGCAACGGTTCATACTGGTATTTATCAAATGGAGTACGGTGCGGTGTTCACTAGGGACTCACAAGGCTTCTTTAAGAGAACATTGATTGAATCTTGTGTCTCTTCTGATATTGAGATAATTAAAGACAGTCAAGGTAATGATATTATTTTCGAAGCAAGATTGATGGGGGATAGTAAAAAGAGATATGTATTTGGTGTAGACCCTGCTTCTGAAGTTGATAATTTTTCTATTATAGTTATTGAGCTTAACGGGGATCATAGAAGAATAGTTTACTGTTGGACCACGACAAGGTCAGAACATAAAAACAGGGTTAAAAAAGGACATGTATCTGAGACGGACTTTTATTCTTATTGTGCTCGTAAAATACGTGATCTTATGAAACTATTTAATTGTGTACATATTGCTATGGACGCTCAGGGTGGCGGGATTGCTGTTATGGAATCATTACATGATAATGATAAGATTCAATTTGGAGAGGTTGCTATCTGGCCTGTTATTGATGAGGATAAACCGCAGGATACCGATGATGAGCGTGGTTTACATATTCTTGAGATGTGCCAGTTTGTTAGATATGAGTGGCTTGAAGAGGCAAATCACGGTCTTAGGAAAGACTTTGAAGATAAGGTTATCATATTTCCTAAGTTCGATTCTATATCACTTGGTTTATCGAATATTGAGGATGACCTTAAGGGTAGAATGTATGACACATTAGAAGAGTGTGTAATGGAAATCGAAGAATTAAAAGATGAGTTATCTATGATTCAGATGACTCAAACACCCGCAGGGAGATCACGATGGGACACTCCCGAGGTCATTGTATCTGCTGGTAGAAAGTCAAAGTTAAGGAAAGACCGTTATTCAGCATTGATTATGGCTAATATGGCAGCACGTATCATTGACCGCACCCCAGATGCCGCAACATATGATTTCTACGGCGGTTTTGCTACTCTGCCCGATTCAGATAATAAACCAAAAGGCGATCTATTTACTGGTCCCGCTTGGTTTCAAGACGCTATGAAAGACGTTTATTAAACACTAATATGATTTTAGTGTATAAATTGTCATAGTCGGATTCATAATTGGATTGTTAGTCTTTTAATGCAATAGAGGTATATCATGTCTGAAAAAAGCTCTGTAGTAACGTGGAGTGACGAGTCAAGTAAAACGGTTGCCATGGAAGCGTTTGCCGATTCTATGGGGTCTTATGACGGTGTTTCTAAAGGTAACCATAGAAGCTTTCTAGATATTGAAACAAATAAATCGGTACGTCCTGGATTTACACACAATGATTACTATGCTTTTCGCCCGTTAGAACAAATCCCTGGCAAGAAAAAAGAAGCTATCAGAATGTGTATGGATGCCTATGACAAAGTGGGCATTATACGTAATATAATTGACTTGATGGGTGACTTTGGTAGTCAGGGTATTAATATAGTTCACGAAAACAAAAGCGTTGAAAAGTTCTTTAAGCAATGGTTTAGAAAGGTTGACGGAAAAGAAAGGTCTGAAAGATTTCTTAATAATCTATATCGGGCGGGACAGGTATTCATATACAGAAGCGATGCCAAAATCACACCTGCTATCAACAAATTCTTGAAATCCCTTGCTAGTGATGTGGTCGTAAAAATTCCTACGACAAAAAAGAATCTTATACCTTGGCGTTATAATTTTCTTAATCCCCTTACTATAGACTTAAAAGATGGCAATTTGAATATGATGCTTGGTAGGCGTAAATTTGAAGTATCGAGTAGGACTTTTGTAGACAACTTTCAAAAGGAGGCCGTACTCACAAATGCCTTTGACACACTACCAACAGAGATTAAAAACCTAATGAAGAAGGGGGCCAAGACCATTCCCCTTGATGAAGACAAGTTGTCAGCATTTTATTACAAAAAGGATGATTGGGATCAGTGGGCAAACCCCATAACGTATGCAATCCTTGATGATATTGTAATGCTGGAAAAGATGAGACTGGCAGACCTGTCTGCATTAGACGGTGCTATCTCAAACATTAGACTCTGGACTTTGGGCGATTTCGAACACAAAATCCTTCCAACCAAAGCTGGGGTAGATAAGCTTAGAAATGTACTTGCGTCCAACGTGGGTGGTGGAACTATGGAATTAATATGGGGACCAGAACTTAAATACACAGAATCCAATAGCCAAGTCTATAAATTCTTAGGTTCCGAAAAGTACCAGTCTGTATTAAATAGTATCTATGCCGGGTTAGGCGTGCCCCCAACACTCACAGGAATGGCAGGTAACGGTGGGGGCTTTACTAATAATTTTATATCCTTAAAAACCCTCGTTGAACGCCTTCAATATGGCCGCGACCAATTGACAAAATTTTGGAATCATGAGATTGATATTGTACGTAGATCTATGGGTTTCAGAAAGCCCGCAAATATTATTTTTGATCAGATGACACTTTCAGATGAAGCTGCTGAGAAAAACCTCTTATTACAATTAGCTGACAGAAATATTATTAGTCACGAGACTATTCTTGAGAGATTCAAAGAGGTTCCTGCTGTTGAAAAAACAAGACTTAATAGAGAGATTAAGTCCAGGGAAGAAGAAAAAATGCCCGAAAAAGCTGGGCCTTTTCATAATCCGAACCAAAAACAGGATTTGGAAAAAATGGACAAACAACACGAGTTTGATGTTGAAACCAAAAAAATCGACATTGATGCTAAACCTAAACCAGTAAATACTACTACTAAAAAGCCTAGCTCTCCCAATGGCAGACCTCTTCTTAAGAAGGATCAGACCAAAAGAAAGAAACGTGTTGATACACCAAAGAGTAAACCCGGCGTTGCTGAGATGTTTGTATGGGCTGGTAAGTCATTTGATACTATATCTGATATTACTAATACTGCCTTTCTTGCTATAAATGAAAAGACTAATCTTAGAAAGCTTACTAAGGCCGAAGTTGTTAAACTTGAAGAAATGAAATTACAGGTTTTATCTAATGTAGAATTAATGTCTGAAGTTACACCAAAGGTTATTTCTTCTATTATAGGCTCTAGTAAAACTATGCCTATTGAGTTTAATAACACTATAAAAAGTAATAACATAAATACTACAGAAATGAGTATGGAAGACTATAAAAAGCATGTTATAGCGGCCTTCGTGGAGTTTGTGTTAGGGGAAAATTCTTAGTAATTTAGAAAAAATCTTAAATTTGTGTATAATTTATAGAGGTTAAAAAATATGAGTAAAATACAGGTTTTTAATAGAGAAATAGAGGATGGTATTGCTGATTCTGTAAAGAGTCAGGCTTCCGTCGCTTATCTTACCCCCGTTACGAATTATAAATTAGACGTAAACGCAGAACAGCAAGAGATTGATAAACTCTCTTTAAAAATTCAGGCTGAGAATAAAGACCAAATAGACCTTTACTACCTTGAGTCGGTTTTAGTTTCAACTAATTGGAATAAGAACGACGATGTATTTTTGCCTAACGTAACTTGGGCTGCAAGAAATACACCAGAAGATAAACAGTTTAACTTTATGCACAATGAGAACGATATCATTGGGCATATCACCGGTAGTTATGTTGTTGACAGAGATGGTAATAAAGTCCCTAATGATACAGAAACGCCTCCTTCTGATTTTGATATTATAACGCGGGCTGTTCTTTATAATAGTTGGACACAAGAAGACAATAGAGACAGGATGAATAAAATCATCTCTGAACTGGATGAGGGGAAATGGTTCGTCTCTATGGAGTGTCTATTTGCAGGCTTTGACTATTCAGTAATAGACCCATTAGGTAATAAAAAGCTTGTAACTAGAAACGAAGAGTCGGCATTTTTAACTAAACATCTTCGGTCCTATGGTGGTACTGGAGAATATGAAGGTTATAAAGTTGGTCGTGCTCTAAGTAATATATCTTTTTCCGGCAAGGGTTTGGTGTCAAATCCTGCTAATCCTAGAAGTATAATTTTAAATTCTAAAAGTGTCGCCTTTAATGTAGACACTCACTCTTTAATAGGAGAAACTGAAATGGCAGATTCTAAAGTCTTGGAAGGGCAGTTGGCTGAAGTCAAAGATCAGCTCGCTACAGTTACTAATGAAAATGAAGCCCTTAAGTCTGAAATTACAGAACTCAAAGTAACTACTTCTAAAGTAGAAAGTCTGGAAGCCAGCGTTGGTGAAAAGGATACTTTGATTCAGGATACTATTGTTGATCTGAAAGCTGCTAACGACAAGGTTAAGGAATTGACCGATTCCCTTGCTGAGATTCAGGCAACTGTAGATGAACAAAAAGAAGAACTGAAGAAGAAAGAAAAAGAAGAAAAGTTTCGAAAGAGGCAGGCCGCACTGGTAGAAGCCGGTTTTGACACTGACGAAGTAGAAGCTAATCTGGCATCGTTTGATGCTCTGGATGATGAAGCTTTTGATTCTATTGTAGCTCTTTATTCTAAAAAGACCGAAGCTGTTACGGAATCTAAAAAAGATACGGTCACTGAGGCTTCAGAAACAGAAGAAGTCGAAACTGAAGAAGCTGAAGCAGAAGTAGAAGAAGAACTTTTGGACGATGTGAAATCTGATGAAGTTACCTTCGTAGAAGCTGGTGAAAACACAACTGATACAATTAGGGAAAAGACTTCGGCTTGGATCGCACAGGCGGTTTTTAACCACAAGTAATATAAGTTAATATTTAATTCAAACACATAGGAGAAAGTGAAATGGCTCTTAAAGCAGATAGACATGAAGAAACTACTGATATCTCGTTTTTCTACAATACGGGAACAGCAACTCGTGGGGGTGTTGTAATTTATGACACTTCTCAAAACACAGCTTCTGGTGCAGCTATGGACCAAGGTGCAAACCTTGTTAAGTACAAAGCTTATGCTGATACTGACATTCCAGTTGGTATTCTTATGAATGATGTTGTTAATAAAGACCTGACGAGAACTCACCTCAATGAACACAAAGATGAAGTTCAGCAGGGTGGAAAAGTTACTATTCTCACAAAGGGTTGGGTTGTGACGAATAACGTTACTGGTACACCTACCCCAGGTCTTATGGCTTATGCCGATACCGTAACTGCTGGAAATATTACAGCAACAGTTCCGGGGCTTGGTCCTGGTTCTGGTAACCGAGCAGTTGGTCGTTGGATGTCTTATAAAGACTCTGACGGTTATGCTAAATTGTCTGTTAATCTTCCTAATCACGGTGGAAACTAAGCCGTAGATAATTTTTAATATTTAAAATCCATTCATAAAGGAGAATTTTAATATGTCTTACACAGATAAAACGCCAGATGCTGATATCCTCGAATTGCTGGTTAAGTCCGGTAATACTGATATGAACGTAGCATTGGCTGCACAGAGAGAGTTTGCCAAGGCACTTGAGTTGCCCCTTCGTAAGGGTGTTCTTAATGGTGATATTCTTGGTAATATCTTTGAAACGATTCCTATCGGCCCAGGAGCCACAGCAGAGTATCCATTGGATCTTCTGTCTCCAGGTCTTGAAGGCGATCATATTGCCTATACGAACCCTCAGCACGGTGCAATTCCTGAACGAGCGGTCGAAGGCGACTATGTGACCATTCCGACCTACTCTATCACGAACTCCATTGACTACCTCTTGAGGTATGCCCGTGAAGCTCGTTGGGATATCGCTTCTCGTGCTATGC